ACTTTATTCTGTTCAAATAATTCTTTCATCTTATCTCTCCTTCTTATATTCCAACTTGTTTGAGTACAAATCCGATCACTGCTCCAATTAACGCAGTCAGGACATACATAGAGATGCTTCTCCATTTCTCTCCGTCTCGGTTTTCTAGCTCTTCAAGCCGTTTGTTCTGTTCTGTTTGAATGTCTAACATGTGTTTCATGCTCGTTGCAAGATTCTGTACAGAAATTGTCAATTCATTTAATTGGCTTAACGTAGAATCTATGATATCTAATCTGCGATTCTGGCGTTTATTTTCTTGATCAACACGTCTTGCAAACTCTTCATGCTCGTGCCTTCTTAAGTATTCATCATCCAAATATGTCTCCTTCATCAGCTACACCGTTGCTGTTGTTGTTACTTTACTTGTTTCTAATTCGGAAGAAAATATGCAATAGAAGCAATTAACATCACTTTCGTTTGCTTCAAGTCCTACGCTGATCTTAACTTTTCCACCGGTCTGTACTGGGTTAGGAGACAGGCTTACAGACTTAATTTCAATGATTTCTGCTGCCATCATACCACCTTCACTTCTATATGCTCTATTAAGATTTCGTCTAATACTGCATATCTGATGTCAAGTGTATAGGTACCACGCTTTTGAGGAGAAATCAGTGCTTCTATATCATGTTCTTTAATATTACAAACTCCAGTGCTTTCTTCAGCTTTGTCTTTCATGTATATTAGCGAATACTCCGCACTTTCAATTGTAAATTTCTCATTTTTAATAGAATGTATAGCAATTACTGCTGTTCTGGATTCTCCCGGGTGCATTATGATCACTTTCTTTTTTTGCATGTTCTCCTCCTCTTTTTTTCTTCTTATTTCTCGTTGTGCAAGGTTGCATACAAATCAAAAGGCTTCAGTGAAACTCTTAATGCTTTAAGATCTACTGTAAGTATGTATGTAGAATAGCTACTTACATTCCCTGCCTCATCATATGCAGTTAATCCGATTACATACCTGCCGTTTAATGTGGCTGGTATAACGGACTCCCATAAATCTAAAGAGTCAGCGGATCTAGTTAAGATCACTGACTCTCCGTTTACATTCCCCTCTAGTCGAACTACCATAACAACTAACCTAGTCCGTTACTTCAACGGATATGATAAATGTTTTGCCAGCATCGACTGGGTTCGGTGTCAATGTAACACTCTTGATCACAGGTGCGGTTTTGTCTAACGTAACGGTACGTGTTATTGTCGTTGTCTTACCAGCACCATCGGTTGCAACAACGGTAATTGTGTTTGTACCTACTGCAAGAGTAAGGGCCTTGCTGAAACTTCCATCGCTTCCAACTGTGACTGCTTCTGCTGCTCCAGAATTAAGTTTAACTGTTACCGTGACAGGACTGTTTGTTGCATCGTTGGTTGTACCTTTTACTGTGCAAGCAGTTTGATTTGTAATAAGTTTATCAGTTGGGCTGGACAATGTTAATACAGGTGGAACTGTATCTACCTTAAACGATGTTGAGCTTGTAGCTGCTGCATTTCCGTCATAATCGCTTGCATCCAATTTGATTGTATGGCTTCCATCGGACAACGCTGTCGTTGGTGTATATGTACACTGGTATCCGCCTGTGATCGCAGTCTTAGTTATTGCATCGCCTGTTACCTTAGTACCACTGTCTAGCGTGATACCGATTGTTGATGGATTAACACCAGAATCGGTATCGGTTACCTTCCAAGTAATTACAGGCTTGTTGTTTGTCGAATATGATCCGGACGTTGGAGACACGATTGCAATAACTGGAGCGACCTTCTCTTTTACCTTTAATTGTAGTGATGATCCTAACGTACTGTCGGTTGCATCTTTTGTGATTGTGTTTCCTGCCTCATCGGTTGCCTTAACCGTTACTCCGTAATAATGTCCACTCTGATTGTATGAACTCTTCGACGGAGCTGTTACCGTAGCTTCATATTTGCCGGTTGAACTATTAAGAGTCAGTGTGTATGTTTGACCGTTAATAGTCGCTTGTACTGTTTTTACTGACACTTTTTTCTCCTTTCTTTTTTCTCAACAACACAACTAAATTCTGAAATAAAAAATAAAGTTTATATGCAACCGGCATGGTTATTGACTTGCGAAAAATTTGAAGGCGGATACTTTAAAATTAATAATGTTGTTTTTTTAAATATTCGCCTAAAAACTTCTGCTACAAATAATAATTGGAGCGGTTCTGGGACATGGAAACAAATTTTTAAAAACTTACCTAAACCTTTAATTGAAATTCCTTTACAATGCTACTGTGAGACATATTCTGACAAATATACTCCATGTTATATTAGCACAGATGGAAATGCATACGTTATGGGCGCAAATCAAATCGAACCAGGGACAATTTATTTATTTCAGGCCGTATATTTATCTAATGAATAATTTATAAATCTTATCTTGTAATTATTCCAAATTGTATACTTAGCTAAAATTTACAAACGATGAAGGAACGGTTATATTGGCAACTACAACGCCATTTTCCATACTGTCACTACTTCTGATTGTTAATGTTGTATTTCTCACTCTTATATCTCCAGTGATTCCAACGGGAGCCCAATTAGGGTTCAAAATTACGCATGGTGCAAATACTTCATTTACAAAGTTTACACCGTCCGGAAGTTGATACACATTATCATAGCCACCACCGGTTACGCTTATAGAGAAATACGCAATCACGATTGCTATGTCTTTGTTTTTGTATACATATAAATTATCGCTTTCTCGTTTTATAAATGTGGAATCAGAATTTAGCTGCGGAAGTCTACGAATCCTCCGCAGCGGAAAAGAGTATAATGCACACATAACACACAAAGGAGAAAGTATTATGCGTGACAGAATTATAAGTAACGTGCTAATCAAAATGGGCAATAGAATTAAGAAAAAAGAGCTAGATTATCTTGAAAATGTGCTGGTAGAAGAGTTCCGAGATGTACAGATTAAGAAAGAATCGACGGAATTGACGGAATACAATGACAGTTTAAGGAAGCTAAAAGATACGTTCCTTGCGACGCTGATTGTAGAAAATAAGTCCAGTCGGACGATATCGCAATATAATTTACATCTAACACAGTTCGCAGATTATTTCGCTGGAAAAGAGGCAAAAGACATAGATGCAACGGATATCCGAAGTTTTTTATATGCGTATAAGAGAAGTAGAGGAATATCGAATTTGTCCTTAAATAATAAGCGATCATCGATATCTTCATTTTTTAGCTGGTTGGCTGACGAAGAATACATTGACAAAGATCCGACTCGGAAAGTTAAGAAAATCAAAGTAACGAAGAAAAAGAAGAAAGCGTTTACTTCCGATGAGCTGGAACGTATGCGTATAGCATGTACGGATATTCGTGATCGAGCATTGATAGAGATGTTAGCCTGCACAGGTTGTCGTGTTTCAGAACTAAGCAACATAAATCTAAATGACATAGATTTTACTCGAAAGAAAGTGCGGATCATTGGTAAGGGAGATAAAGAAAGGACAGTATTTATCTCTGATCAGGCAATGATTTATCTGAATAGATATTTAGAAACCAGACAAGATAATAATATTTCACTTTTTGTATCTAAGAGGTATCCATACGATCGCCTGAGGAAAGACGGAATCGAGCGAATTGTAAGAGATTTAGGAAGATCATGTAATGTATATGCACATCCGCATAAGTTCCGACGGACGTTATGCACACAATTAATTAAGCGAGGCATGCCGATTCAGAATGTTGCGATATTGTTAGGTCATGCAGACATTAATATGACTGCCGGTACATATTATGATGCTTCAGACGATATGATCGAGTATGAATATATTCGTTATGCAGCTTAAAGAATAATAACAAATCTAATATATAAACTATTAAATCTGCTTAAAAGGGAAGGAGATTTTATTTTTATGCAAAAAAATATTATAAAAAACAGATCGCCATGTTAAATAGCTATGGTAACGATAAATAGAAAACTCAACAACACAACTAAATTCTGAAAGAGCATTTTTATCAAAAGTATTTTCTGGAACAAGCAACAAAATGATTTACTGGCAAAGATGTCAGTCTGAAATTGCAAAAGCATTAGGCATGCAAATATCAGACATAAATAACGAAAAGTTATATATAGCAGCTTGCAACGGTGATTGGAATGCGTATCAAGGTCTGGTAACAGGTGCTGCTTTACAATGGGATAATACAAATTTAAATATAAACATAGGATTATCCAGTGATACAAACGGTGCTGTTAGGATTAATTTTATGATTTATCGTAAATTAAATTAATCTATATCATATACTATGGAGGTATATACACATGTTGAGTACACTGTAGGAAAATATATTGTTATATCACCATTTGTGTCAATTTTAACAGCACCAATATTATTAAAATTAACATCATCATCGGTATAGCAAGCCGATCCGCATTTTATTTTAGGTCTAAAACCTTCTGGAACAAAAAAACAAGTTGTAATCCCAACACTAGGAGAATTGCAATGGAAATATCCATTTATATATACTTTTCCATTATGTTTATAACTGTTTCCGGTGAATGCATATTTTGAATCTATGCTAGTAATTGTAAATTCTATTCTGTTATTTAAGTCAGAATTTAGCTGTGCTGTTGCGGAAAGGAAAAAATATGATTGATATAACAAAAGTTTTAAACGATATATTGAAAGCTGTTCTGGGAAAGGATGTACGGCAGGCAATTCATGACGGTATTAAAAGAAGCAATGAGATTGCAAACGATTGTGATAAAAGACAGAGTGATCTCGAGAATCAATATGAGCAATTAGTTAAAAACTTTAGCTCTTCATCTCCATCAGATGTAGAAATTGTTGATGCGAGAACAGGACCAGATGGAACTGTATATGGAACTCTCAGAAAACGATTAGAAGATCCAAGATGTTCATAAAGGAGCTGAATATGGAAATCAGAGCAAGACCCACAGCGGTCTTATTTTTGTGCAACAATTGTAATCCAGAAAGGAGCAGATAATGAAAAAAGGGATTATCACAACACTGGTTGTAACAATCTGCATGATGTTAACAGCAACATATGCATTCGCAGCATCATCAAAAACAGAGAAGAAGGAGGTTAAAAAAGAAGTTACAACAACAGAAAAGCAGAAAGAAACAACTACAGCAGAAAAGCCTAAAACAGAAACCAAAGAATCAGAAGAACCTAATATAGAAGAAACAGAAATTTCAACGGAAGAAGAAAGTGATATCGAAAATGCAGAAGAGGTTTCGGACGATCAGGAAGAATCAGATGATTCAGAAGAAGAGATTGATGATGAAGAAATGGATCATTGTAATCACGAATGGGTTCAAACTGGTTATGCTGCTGATCCAGATTTTCAAACAGGTTATGCGATCGAGCAGGAGTGTAAAAAGTGTCATCTATGTAAAGGTATTGAAATTTCCCAAGAAGAATTTGAAGAAGCCACGAAAGAAGACCAAGAGTCTTATGCTGATGAAGGCTGTGAATATGAGGATAGTGAAGATGCAGAGGTAGTTGAATAAAAGAAAGGAAAGTGAGGGCATGAAGAAAATGACAAACAATGTAATTAATACATACAATGTAGTGACCGGGTCAATTGTTGCAGTATTGAGTTATATCTTAGGAGAACACTGGATTTTATTTGTTGCTTTTCTTGCGTTAAACATTGCAGATTGGTTAACAGGGTGGATGAAAGCAAGTATGGCAGGCAAAGAAAATTCTGGAGCAGGTTGGAAAGGTGTTTTAAAAAAATTGGGCTATTGGATTATGATCATGGTTGCATTTGGAGCATCTGCGGTATTTGTAGAAATCGGAAAGGTAATTGGAGTAGATCTTGGAGTTACGACATTGCTTGGATGGTTTGTATTGGCATCGTTACTGATCAATGAAATTAGATCTATTGTAGAGAATTTTGTAGAAGCAGGATTCAATGTACCAGCAGTCCTGGTAAAAGGATTAGAAGTAGCAGACAAAGTAGTAAACAAAGATCAGGAGGAAGAATAATGGTATATAATATTCATGGTGGTCATAATCCAAGTGGCAAGATCGCGTGTGGAGCAAGCGACTTATTAGACGAGAGCAGAGAAGACAGAAAAATCTGTAAAGAAGTCGTAAGGTTATTAAAGAAAAAAGGACATAAGGCATATAATTGTACAGTCAGCAACGGAACTAGTCAGACGGACGTTCTCAGAAAGATCTGTACTAAGTGCAACAAAAGACAAGCAGCATTAGATGTTTCGATTCATCTTAATTCTGGTCGAAACGATCACAAAGGAGACAAGAAAATTGCAGGTACAGAAATCTGGTGCACTCAGAGTGTAGGGATTAAGAAAACTGTTGGAAACAGAATCTTAGCAAACATGAAAAAGCTAGGATTTACAAACAGAGGAATTAAAACAACAGGAAATCTGTATTATCTTAATCATACGATCAATAAAGCAATCCTAATCGAGGTATGTTTCGTTGATGATCGAGATGATTACAATCTTTACAAAAAACTTGGATACAAGAAGATTGCAAAAGCGATCGCAGACGGAATCGCGGGATAATGATTTGACCAGGGAGAAATCCCTGGTCTTTTTTATTGCAAAAATAAACCAAAAAAGTTTAAAGAAACATTTGACAATAAGCCAAAAAAAAGTTTATTGTAAAGACAGTAAAAATATAGAATTATTCTGTTACTAATTTGTTACTAAATACAGTGATTTAGAGATAGTTTACATATATTAAAATATTCAACAAACCGCTTAAATGTGATGTTTTTGATATTTATTATTTATTTAAATTTATATGGATATAAAACTGCAACATATTTTGATGAAAAATTGTTTAATA